TGAAAAAAGTCCTGTACGGTGAATTCGTCTACAGCTGCTTCAACTCCAAAAGTGGTAAATTCACGGCCCCCAACTACGCGGGAGAATTGATCTTTATTGTAAACGGTTTTTCTAAGATCAACCTTAGCCATTTCGTACTATCTTAAAGATATTTCTATTATCAACAACAGTAGTACTGCCGTCAAGGGTTGTTTTAATTAAAATTCTGTAATAACGTTCTGGTTCTAAACCGTTCATATAAACGTCAAAGTAAGGTCCAGTACTGTCGCAGCTAACTTTAGTATAGCTGGTGTCGAAATCTACTACCATCTCTTCTGTATGCTCGTCTCTCAGTCCCCAGTAGGTTGATTGTGGAAGAGCGTTATTAGTTAAATAAATTGAAGAAGTGGTAAATGTTCTAGTTGGATATGTGGGTTTAGCAAAAATTCTAAATCTCTGTTTACCTTCATCTACGTACTCGCCTTTATTGTTTTTAATATTGATTTGAGCTTCGCTAGTATTTAGTACTGAAAGACTGCCTGTACTGTAGGAGCTATCATCCCATTTAAAAGTTAAGGATGGTGGGTAGATTGTATTGGTATCTACACCAAAATACTTTAATGCTACTGAGGATGAAGTGTTAAATTCTAAACTACCGGGTAATTTAAGTATAAATCCGTTATTAGGTATGGAGGCGCTATAGTATAAATCTACTGCGTTAGTTACGTTTATACTAAGATCTAATTCAGAGTTAAGAGCAAAAGCTTGAACGGCTTCTAAGTTAGTTCCTGCTGAACCTGTGTACCAGGTGCCTCCACCTTCTTGTCCGGCCACATATGATCCAGTAGTATTAGCAGCAAAGCTTGAGGTAGTCCAAGGAGTAGCCTCTTCAGCTTTACGATAAGTCCAGCTAGTTCCTGATTTATTTATAGGAGTATCTCCAAATTTACCTACTCCGTTATCCCAGGATTCTGCAACAGGGTACGCATAAATACTGTGGCTTATAGGCAGTTCGTTAGCGGAAGCTAAATATAAATCTAGGTTAGATACCCAGGCGTTTGCCCCTACTGTATTATTAAGTGTAGATTGTATTTCAGTGGTAGAAAATTTTACAATAGCTCGACTAGTTCTACCTACGCCAGAAATATCTTTATATCCTGCAATTTCTATTACTTCGTCCTTTCCAGCGTTACCGGTAGGATATTCGCTATAAATAAAAGTATCTGATTCTGGAAAGATTTTAAATATTGCCATTTTTATAAAGTTGTAATTCTACCTTGAATGTCTGCTGTTGGATACTTTACCTCAAAAATACACGGATCTAAAGAAGGATAAACAATATTTCCTCTTGTAGCTCCCTCTACATCGTAAGCATATTGTGAATAAATTCTTCCGCCGATCGTGCCTGTTTTGTTGATAATTTTAATTTTTTGTACTGATTGGACGCCTTTAACCTTATCGAGTAGCGTAAAGATAGGAGAGAAGTTAATTGGTTGATTTATAGACCAATTTGATATATTAAAATACTCAATTAACCTATTTGTACAGTTTAATAGTACATCTCTTCCTATATAGTTAGGGAGAGGTAAAATTTCAAATTGTACTCCAATGTTAACTACGAAAGCATCTTTAATATTTACTGCATCAGTTATCATCGTGTACTGCGAGAGGTAGTTTTTTAAATTGTTCTTCAGTGAGGTAGATGCAGTTGTTAATTTTCCATTTATGTCTTGACTAAGTACGTATAAAGCAATAGCTAACGGATTATTATCTATTATTAAGTCTGCAGTACTATTAGTATTAGAAAGTTGATCTTGAGTTGCATATGCTTTAGATATAGAGCCAAACCTTGTAGGTAAGCTTAAGGATCTAATAGCATAATCCTTTAAAGATACTGCTCTGCCTTGTTCATTAAACGACCTTAGAGAATTTTGTCGTAACTCTTCTATAGAGTCTCCGTCTCTACCGCCGGCTGCAGGAATGGGGTTAGTTACTGAAAGTCTGCTCCGGAAGCCGATTGTATCTGGAGTTGTTAGTGCAGAAACAAAGGCGTTAATTGCACCAGCGGGTTCATTAGCTGCTACACCGCCACCTTTAAGATATTTTATGGTAAGAGTGGTTCCTGCTGGGGGTGCAAGTCCATAGGTTTGAGTGAATAAGAAGTTAGAAGGATCGTAGGCTACATCCAATTTGCTAATTCCTTGAGCGGTTCCCATGCCTACATTTAGAGGATTTGGGGTAATGTCGGAGTCGTCATCTCCTGTTATTCCTGAACCAAACTGTATTTGAAGCTGTCCGGAGGAATTAAACCTACTTACAAACCTTCTATTAGTTCTCAGTAGGGTAAGGTTGTTAGGTACTAATCCACTATCATCGCCTGTACTTGTTTCTTCTGTAAATAAAGTGTCCTGACCTAGAAACGGTACCTCATACCAGGTGTTACCACTATCGTCCGTAACGCTAAGAATGCCAATTATACTATCATCATCAATGGTAATGGTAGCAAATTTTTCTACAGTATCAAACGTTCTAGTAACGGTAACAACTTCAGAGGAAAAAGCTCTTCCTTTTTTTGTTAGTGTATATTCACTAGGGTTACCGCTTCCGTCAAAATCTGTTATAGTAACAACTGTAGGATCGTAAGAGCTTGAAAAATTAAAATCTACTGTTTTTTGCAACACAAATGGAGTAGCTGCTGCAGTAGAAGATACAAGAGTAGAGTTCTCTTCAACTTTACCAGCTTGAGTATAATTAGGTCTGTAATTACCTCCTCCTACGTCTACAACATCTACTGTGAGAGAAATATCTAATTCAGCTTCTGAGGCTGCGGTAACTTTAGGTCTGTAGCCCATCATATAAGCTAGTGTATATAAGTTACCGGGGTCCTTTGCGTGTTGTAAAAATGTTTCTTGTAACTGGGTATCCTGGTAAAATGAGAGTACGTCTCCGACATAGGATGCCATTTCGATAAACATCATACCTGGAGATGTAGGAGAGAAATCATTGTAAGTATCGGGAAAATAGTTTTTTGCAAACTCTATTAACTGTCCTCTGAAATCTCCAAATTCTCTATTAATGTATTTTATGTCTCTTTCTTGGGCCATTATTGTTCAATGTTTATTAAAATCTCATCCTCTATATCTGTTTCAGAAACTTGGTATTTAAGAAAGAATACAATCGAATTAGTATCTGGTTCGCTTTCAACATCTAGAGTACTTACTCTAATTCTAGGAAAGTATAGTTCAATTGTTGATAGTATTTCGTTTTTAAATCTTCTCAAAGAAGCTTCCGTTATATTTTCAAATAAAAATCCTCTTAAACCTGCCCCAAAATTAGGATTGAGAAATCTTTCTCCGGTTCCAGTAAGAAGTAAATTTATTAAATTAGTCTTTATAGCATCTTTTGACTGGTAGGTAGAGTTAAAAACTGCTTTTCCAGAAAATGGTAAAGAGACTCCAATAGCCTTTCTAGGCTGTAAATCTAATGGATCTATTCTCTTTACATTATAAGCCATTACCCGCCTACTTTAAATTGATCTTTTTGTAAAGCCTTGTTATAAACTGCTGCTGCTTTTCCTACAAAATCCAACTTACTAATATCGATACCGTGTTGGGGAGCGAAGGAGATGCTTGCTGGCTGGTTACTGCTTAAGCCAGAATTAAAATCATTCATTATTTGATTAAGACCCGTTACTTGTTCAGATACGTTATTAAATGATTTGAAGTCTTCTTGCGTCATAGATCTTTGAGTCATATTGAGCATTTCCACCATAGGATCACCATTTGACTTAAAGTTAGAATTATGCACCGATTTAGGAACTTGTTGTAAGTTGTTTTTAGGTTGAGATGCGGTATTTACAGCTTCGGTAAGAATTTCCTTAATTTCTTCTCTTACAGCTTCCCGTACTGCTTCTTTAATTATACTTTTTAATTGATTTGCTTTCATATTAATAAATATGGTTTACTTAAACTTGTGAATTATCTATTCTAAATTTAACTTCTCTCTTTAGAACATCTATTGAAGAGCTAAAAGATTTACTGCTTTCAAATTTTATAACTCCTTCCTTATTTTTAGCTATAGCTTGTCGTCTTGGTGCCCTAGTAAAGTCAGATTGTACCTGTACTATTTCAATAGCATAGGTCTCTCCATCGGGACCAAAGTATTGTTCTGCGGAATCTGCTGGTATTTTCAGTCTTGTATCTGGTTGGCCGGATTTTTTATCTCTACCTACAATTTTATTTAGTTCCTGAAGAGCGTATGCTGATTCACTGTCTGTACCGTTTACTAGGTTATTTATTAGGTTAGGAGGTAAACCTATTCCAGATTGTTCAGCTAGTTCACATAATTCTAAAGCTGTATCTATTTTTTCACTTATATTAGCAGCTCTTTTGAGTAGAGTTTCTAAATTTCCAGCCTGTGTTAGTCCAATCTCTATTGATGTAGCCGTACTCCTAAGTTGTATACCTAATTCTTTAACTAAATTTAACACGTCAGCGATTTTACCACCTGGAAAAAACGGGGGGAATGGAATAAATTTTATAGCTCCTACAAGTGCCAATATAGCTCTAGAGGTTGATTTTAACGGGGGTGGGATTTTTCTGAACCTATTTAACCTATCTGATACATTTACTGATGTTTCTTTTATGTTATTAAGCTTTGTGTTAAGTAGTGCTTTTTGTTGATTATTAGGACATCCTTGCCTGAAGGAATTTCCTAGAGTATTAACATTTGAGGAAACATCGCTTTCGAACGTACCTCTTAAACTACCAATTAATTTACTAATTGAAGGACCTAAAGTATTTTCAGGAATATTTAGGTACGGCATTTTACTCTACTTTAACTTTTTTAGATTTAAGACTTTCTAATTTTGAGGTAAGAGCACTTACTTCCTTTAGTATAAAGGGCCCTAAGCCAGCAACAGCGGAAGTTGTAGATACAGGATCTTTAGCTAGATTGAAATTGTTAGCTATAGTCTGTAATAAACTTAATAACTTTTTTAAAAATTCTTCATTACTATCTCCTAAAACTGCTGGTTGTTCAGCTTTAGCTCCTATGAATATCTCTGGAGCGTCAGACGAAATATATTCCAATGCGTCTACATTCACTGCATTACTGCCCAGAGTAATATAGTTTTTTGAATTTAACAGTAGACTATCAGTTTTAGAGTGTAGAACTATTCTACCGCTATCTACCACTACCTGATTACCTTTAAAAATATTTATATCCTCTGGTTTATCGCCTTTAAAGGAGTCCTGCTTAGTAACCGACGGAGTGATAGGAACTACGTGCTCTGAGGTTAGGTATATTGAAGAGGGATCTTTATCTATATTCTCAATATATTTTTCTAACTTGTTAAAGTCTTTGTCTTGTCCAACTTTAAGTATAGCAAAAGGTTTCCCGTTATTGGAATCATCAGTAAAGCTGTTTAAAGGATGTTTATATCCTGAAAATCTTAATGACTGACCTAACCTCCCTTCTAATAGTACGTCTCCTCCGAATGGATGTAAACCAGTAATATTTTCTTTTTCTATTAGATTATCACCTAAAACTACTTCAGTATTTGAGCTTTTAGGATCAGGAAGTATATTGTGGTGTGGATTATTCCAGATGTTGATAGGATCTGTATAGTAGTTAACGAAAGGATAGTCTCCTTCTCCAGTAGATCTTTTAGGTCTAGAATACACCATTACTATTTCTCCAGGAAACGGGACTTTAGTGACTGCAGTAGAGTCGTAATACGCAAATGGTAGGGTGTCTAGTTCATCTTCTTGAGTAGAGTCAAAAATATTTTTATAAAATATTCCGTTGATACTTTCAAGTTCACCGTACTTCTTATAGTATTTTTCGCCAGGTTCTTCCTTACTTAGGATAACCTCTACAACCCTGCCGTACTTAACTCCTTCCACTTTTGGTGTAGAGGTTAAGCCCTTCCCTAGTACATCAGTTAATGCTCCTAAACTAGGATTATAAGCCATCCTGTTCCTCTTCTTCGTCCATATCTTTTTGAACGGATTCTATTTTCTCTTCTATTACATCATTATCTTCTAAAAGAGCTTGTAGTTCTTCGGTATCGAACCAATCGCTATCGCTGCCAGAGCCTTTCTGTAGAGATGTTTCTAGTCGTTGGACAATAGTGGCTATCTTAACTAGTTGTTCATCGTTTTTAACTCCTATCTCTAAGTACTCTTTTATCATAGGAACAACAAGAGTGGCGTCCCCAACATCTTCTATGAGAGGTTTTAGTTCTGAGATTAGTGTGGAAATCTGTTTATCTTTCTTACGAGAGTTATCGTAGATCTCAGAAAAGAGATCTGAGAGAGATTTTCCTTTAAATACTTCGGTTTCGAATCCCATGGTTTTTACTTATAAATATAATAGGGATATATATTTTATCTATAGAGTAGGCCTGTATTGTCTTTCTCTTCGTACAGTTCGTAGAATCTTTCTTTAAGAGTTTTTATTACACGAGTAAGGTGAGGAGTTTTACAGTCAGTCATTTCCCTAATGTATATGTATAAGGCTTTCTTTTTAAATATCTCCAAGTCTCTACGGGTAGAAAAAATGGTAAGTATAGCGTCTGCTATTTGTTTATCTTGATCTTTATAAAAATGTTCATCTAATTCCTCATACATCGTGTTAATAAAAAGGTCGAAGAATTCAGATAGGGAGAGAGCGTCTTTATGAATTATTTCATCTGGTGATTCTATACCCTGTTCGTACTCTTCAAATGTACCTTTTCTTTTTAGTTTCTTATAGTTCTTATTGTTGTAGTTGATTAACCACCTTTTTACAATAGTCCCAAAATACGAATAAGACTTAGCACCGATAGAAGGATCGAATTTATGAATCTTTTCCTCTATCATTAAAGCTATAATTTTATGTTTTAAATCTTCAACGTCATCAACATCAGTGTAATAGAACTTAAATGTATGTATAATGTTTTCGGCTAGCTTATAAAAAGGATAGTGAAGATGTCTTTCAAATATCTTAGCTTTTTCGTTTCTGTCATCTGTACTATTGTAAGCTACTATATAATTATCAACTTCTGGTGGCCAGTATTGATTATTTTTCTTTTTTCTCGGCATTGTCTACTTCCTGCGCATATCGGTTAAGATTTTCTTGTATAACCTTAATTGCGTCAAAGAAAGTACCTACTTCATCATCTGCTTGAAAGATCCCTTTAGCATCTATCATATCAATGTGATTTTTACCCTCTGTTATAGTAGTCGAGATATCCTGTAAATATCCTGTCTGTATTTCTAATACATCTGCATATTCTTGTATTGCATCTTCATAAGCCTCTATTTTTCTAAGTAGATTATAGATTGCATAAGAACATACACATAAACAAATAAATAGTAAACCTGCTATAAATTCTAACATACCCTATAGATTTTTAACTATGTTTGTTAACCCTTTAGAACCTTTCAAGGTTTTTGGCCCTTTTTTTGTCTTTTTAACTTTAACTTCTGTTTGGGTATCTTGATTTCTATACCAATGATCATACTCCACTTTAGAAGCTAAATAATCTGCTTGGTGGAGAATATTAACAATATTAGTTCTAAACTTAGAGTCTGAATTGTATCCTATAAAGTAAGCCTTATTAGCATCATCATAAACTCCGTCGTGAAGTCTAATGGCTAGGTACTCGTTATGAGTTAACTGTATACCAAACTTCTGTAGTACGTAGAGAGATCTATCCTGTATAAGCATGAAAGGAAGTTCCTTGTTAGCCGTATACTGTTCATTAAGATTCTTCTGTCTCCATTGATCTGTTTGACGAATATAACCTTCTACTTCTCCATCTCCTATTTTACCTAAATCGTGAAACAGAGCAGAAAAGACTAACTCCTCTTCAGTAAAGTTAATATCAGCTCCCATCTTCATCCACAAATCTCTTGTCATAAGAGCGCTTTGAACTACTCTATTTACGTGATCTACATAACCACCAGGAAAGGCATTATGAAAATGCGATTTACCAGAAGCAGGAGCAAGTACCATCTTATCCTCAAGAGAACTTAACATAGTAAGTACTTGATCTTTCCTTTCTCCTGCTACAAACTTTTCAACTATAGCAAGATGCCTTTCCCAATTCTTTTGTATTTGCTCTGCCTCCATTAGTCTTGAGTTTCTCTATTAAGTAAGGTTTGAATATCTGCTGTATCGTCTAGGATTTTCTCAATCATTTTATAAGCATCATCGTACTCGTTCCTATGAATATAATATCCGATTCTCTTTACCTTAGCTTCTACTCTATCTAACTTATTTTGAATTGCTTCTTTAGTTTTCATATATATTTACTATATTATATTATATTATTTATTAAGTATATTATATTATTATTATATATTAAAATACTAGTACCTAATAACTCTTTAAGAAAAATACGAAATTATAGAACTAAAGGCAACTATTGTAGGAAAAAATAATAAATTAACAATCCATGCACCAAGCCTTTTACCCAAGCTAACCAAACAGCTGGACGAGGATTTTCATCCACCCATTGCCATTTTCGTGTTACGTAGTTCTTAAGCCAATTCATATTCTGGGTAGTATAATCCCTTTACAACATCTAAAACCTTCTTTAATATAGCACATTTTTCATACTCTTCCAACTCAATAAAGTGATTCAAGTACTCATTAAGTGCATTTTCTACAGTTCCGTAACCTAAATCTCCTACAGTATCGTAAAAAGGTTCTATCTTATTTAAACTAATTCTAGATAAGTACTTAAACATTTTATTAAAATACTTTAACCTGACTTTATAACGAACGGTTTTATACTGTTGAGGAAATTTGTTAATATATAACTCATCCAATCTCCAATAATTCTCCAATCCCCTAACTACTGTGTTAAGGAGAACGGTATCATCTTCCATTAAGTACCTGAAGCCAGCTTCCTCGTAAAGCTGTTCATCTCCCTGATCAAAGACTTCAAAAACGTTATTGAGATTCATCTCTTTCATGTAAATAAATATGCGAAATATTTTACTAAAATAAAAGTTGAACTTTTGACTTTTAATTACTATACTACGAGTAAACGCAAAACTAAACAAACAGGTTATGAACAAACTAGACATTATTACAAAACAGGAAGCGGAAAAAAGAGGTTTATATACCTTAGATGAAGATCCTTTATCTAAAGATGTGTCTGATGCAAGATATTTTTCTTTAACTCCTCATCCAGATCCCAAATTACGTGAGCAAGGATGGGAAGCAGTAACATACTACGTAGATAGAGAGCAGAATAAGAACGTATTTGAACCAGGCAGGGGATCAGAATGGGTATATGTACTCTCAAATCCGTCTTATGAAGGTATGCTTAAGATAGGATATACAAAAAACGCACCAGAGTTACGTAGTGAACAGCTCTATAAAGGTACAGGAGTACCTACTCCGTTCAAGCTAGAGTTCGCCAAACAGTGTCTCAATGGAGAGATGCTTGAGAGACTAACGCACAAGTACTTAAAGAGTGATAGAGTGAATAACGAAAGAGAGTTTTTCTATACTAATTTAGAAGAAGTAATTAAAGTAATTAACAAACTACATTCAGACTTAGAACATAACGATTGGATTATATGAAAGAACATTATTCACCGAGTGAATTTAAACAAAATACATGGGAATATGACGATAGTAGAGAAGAAGACATTCACCACACCCCCATGGATGAAGCCTACAACACTTATTATCGAACTTATACTTGGGATCTAGATGAACCGCTACCAAGAAAGGCCTTCGAGAAAAGGTTAAAGGAGGATAAGGAGTTTGCAAAAGTGTGGGGGCCGAGAGATGTTTAACACCAAGCCACGCGCCGCCGCGCCTTTTCGCGCAGATTTTAACCAATCTAACACCCCAAACCTATGAAAATAACAGTAGAATATAACCTCCCAGAAGACCAATCCGAATACCGGATGGCTTACGACGGCTCTAAAACCTTTAGTACACTATGGGAGATGGATAAATGGTTGAGGACACAGGTAAAATACGCTCCGGACGATACACCGGCAGAAGCCTACAACGCTTACAAACAATGCAGGGAGAAGTTACACGAACTTCTATTAGATAACAATGTAGATTTATATACCGAATGAGTTTTAAAAATACCTTCATACCCGCCCGTTCCCCGGGTACATACACCTTTTTACTACAACACAACTTAACTTAGAGAAAACTAATATATCAAAGTAATATGGCAAAAAACAGTACAGGTACGTCCGTAAGATTCAACTCAAGAAAGAAGCGCCCGGGAATAGTATCTAAGAATAAAGCATCAAAGAATCCAAATTCAAAAAATTATCTCAAAAGATATAGAGGTCAAGGCCGATGACAGAGAAACATCCGTTGATGGAATTAGATGAGTATAATAAGATAGCCTCAGATCATTATGGTGAGTATAAGGGTAAGTATAATGGTATCAGATGCCCGGAATGCGGTCATGAATTGATTGATCCTGAGCCTTCTATGAAGTTACTGGTATATCCGCCACGTACAAGGGTGGAATGTCTGGAGTGTACTTTTAAGAGTACAAGGGTGTTATAAGAGGGGTACTGGAAGACTATGGTTAAGTATTAATATGGCCGACGATAACGTTATAACATCCTCTCTTACCCCTCAAGACTTACAAACCCTTGATGAATATCCGGAAGAACTGTACGAATGGGAGGAATTTATGAAGTACTTTCCTATTATGCAAGGAAATTATACCATGCACCCTATTTTTTGGAAGCTATACCACTACCAAATACAAAAACAAACCGAACATAATTAGTGTTATGACTAAAAAAGACATTGATTGGTATACAATAGACCAACTTATTACTATTATAGCTAGAAAAATAATGGCCTCGGATGCCGAAATTCAAGGGGTTTACGGAATTCCAAGAGGAGGCCTAATCCCGGCCGTATTACTATCACATAAATTAGGAGTTCCCCTGGTATCTTCTCTTAAGAATCACTCCCTTATTGTAGACGATATCTCCGATTCCGGGAATACACTAACTAATCTACTTAACAAAACACACTATCCCATCTCTCCAACCCATAAACTTTATACGGCTACAATTTTTGAACGAGAATCTACAAGTTTTAAGCCGGATTTTGTGGGAAAATACATAGATTACCAAGATTGGATTGTATTTCCGTGGGAATACCAAGTACATGCGGTAGAAAACTCCGAAACTATAGTATAAACCCCCTATATACGAAAAATTTTGCCAAAAAAATTCCCCGGGTTTTTATGAAAACTACATAAAAAGGTAGAGAGGAAACAGGGTATAGTGGTTTAAGAAGAAAATAGGAAGGGTAATTCAATAACATATATATGACCTATATCTTGAAAATCTATCAGAATTAGATCTCTATATATAGCTAGGAAACAGGTGCTAGGAAACTGTTAGGGAAATTAACTATCAACTTTCCATCACCCTGCCATCACCATGACCTAACCATGACCTCATCTTACGGTCAGGAGGAAGTCATCCCCATCTCATTTCTCCACTACCTTCCATCCTATCTTCACATATTGGTTAGGAGGAGTAAACCCTTGTAATACCACTCCATCTTCTATAGTAACAGCATGACCTCTTACCATAAGGATAAAGGTACCTATTGGGTTATTAGTTATGAAGGTACTGAGCTTATTCTTTCTAACTGTATCAGTGCTAGGGTAGTAAGTTGTGATCTCTTCTTTGGTTAGTTCTCTTACTCTACCTTTCTTTTCTAGATCTCTGTACATGTCTTTGAAGAAGGCTGTCAGCATTCCTCTTCCTGTCTTCCTTCCATACTTACCAGCCAACTTATGAGCAGCCTTATATGACATCTTGAATGCTGCTGCCAGTGATACTACAGTACAGTCATTACCACCTTCACCAAGTAGATACCTGTCATCATCATATCCACTAATTACTTTTCCTAAGTTAGATGCTATCTTCATTTCTATAACCTTTATTTCATTTTTTAACTTACTTAAAGATAAGAAGAAAGGAGGAGGGGATCAACCCTCACTCCTATGTAAGTTAATTAATAAAAATGTTAGGCAGCTATTAGTTCTGTTGCTGCACTAAAGAGTTGTTTGTTGAGGGTTAAGTCCTGCTCAAAAGACTTGATGGCTCTCACCTTTCTTACTTTTGTATTAAGGCCTAATTGAGTATGAAAGCCTCCATTCACCATCTTCTCCTGAACTACATTAAAGGTATTCCATAAGTCATTACCCTTATCTTCATTACGTTCTGGAGTTAAGATCTCATCTAGAGTTAGTAGGTCTACTTTACCTCTAAACTTACCTTCTTCAGACTTACTTACTTGTCCTCTAATTAGAAGACCTTGCATGGCTAGCTCTCTCTGCTGCTCTTTCATTAAGTTAGTATCCTTCATGGCGTTCATGACTGCTACTTGCTCTTCAATACTTATCACTCTATCCCCTACTAGCTTTCTCATCTCTTCAAAGCTATAACCTCTATGATTGAGCTTCATCTCTCCAAATGACTCAGTTGAGATGACCATACCATTTGAACATACCAGGCGGAAGATACCAGCCATAAACTCCACTGCTCCTAATCCGTCATATCTATTCTTCATCACTACTTCTGGAAAGCTATAGTCGCCACCATTACCTTTGATACGATAGTCAGGATTAGCGAAACGTACAAAGTGAGGACTGAACATAGTGTTCTCTTTTCTAGCCGTACGCTGTCCTACCTGTCTAACTTTCCATCCCAACTTATCCATATCGTTAATGATGGTTGGCGTATCTGCATACACGTATCGTTCTGAAACCTCCCTGGTAGGTCCGCCGGCAAAGATTACCGGTGCTTGTTCTCTGATCTCGTCAGTGCTTAAAAATGTTAAATCTGTACTCATGTTGATTACCTTTATTGTTTGTTTTAATTAACTTACTTAAATATAAGAAGTATCTCTGTGAGAGGCAACTACTTATTCAAATTCTTTTTCACTAGGATGACGCTTTATATTTATTCCTTCATCCGCCATTTCTGGTCTTTCTCTTAGCACTGAAAGGATTGATGCTACTATTAGATCATACTCCCAGTCACTCAAGATATGCTTTCCGGTTTCAGGATCTAAGTTCTCTTCCTGCTCCATATGCCAGTTAACCTCTTTAAGTACCATATAGGTAAAGTGCCGTTTGGCTACTCTTATTGTACCAGGGCTCATATCTGTATTACTAAAGTCGAAATACTGTTCAATGACTGGGCTTATGTCTTCTTTTGTAATCTTGGTTTTGAATTCCATAATTAAACTCCTATTGGTGAATCTATCCAGAAGTAAAGTAGGAATAAAGCCCCTAAAGCTATCAGTTGTATTTTTTCTTTTCTTGTCATAATAAAACCTCTTATTTAATTAACTTACTTAAATATATGAACTCTGAAGTTAAAAGGCAACTTCTTCTAATGGCTCAAACCAATCTTCAAAATCACCATCATCAAAATGGTCAGGATAGGTAGTTGGAATACCATCCTCATCCTCTAAACTGATTGATATGATTCCTGAAGAATCACTTACTACTTCAGTTACAGTAAAGATGTTTCCTTCTTCAACGTCAATAAATTTAGTTCCAATTTCAAATGTTGTCATAATAAAACCTCTTATTTAATTAACTTACTTAAAGATAAGAAGAAGGAGCCTAAACTCCAACTCCTGTTTCAACTTCATCTAAATCTACTACTATGTCTTCTGTTAACATGTAATACTCAACTCCATCAATCAACCATGTAACCTTATTAGTGACTGAGATCTCTTCAGATCTAGCGTACTCATATGTCATAAAGTCTTGATCATTGATCTTGATATGACGACCGTTCTTTACTCTTGTTAGTATGTTCATCAGAACCTCCATTTAATTTTAATTAACTTACTTAAATATAAGCAGAAGCCCCCTAAGAGGCAACTGCTAATTCATCTTTTTTCTCTGCAAGCAGGACATAGTCCCGATACTGCCAGAACAGATTATCGAGCTTACTCACTCGTACTTTTTCGTATGTTCGCTTTTCTATCTGATCGTAGTATGACCAGTACTGCTCAACTTCTACAGTACAGGTTTTACCTGATGCACTTACATCGGTCACTTTAATGGTCTTAATACTAGTTACATCTTGATCGTACCGAAGTTCGAAAGATCCAAGTTTATCGGTAAAGGTTAAGCCTTCACTCATGAGCAGATCTCTGGCGTGATCAAGGTACACTTTATTTTTCTCATTCTGCCAGTTATGGATCATGGAGTCGGCTTTCCTTAAGTCGGTAAAGGCGCTATTATACCTTTCAGCCCATTCTGATTTTGCAGTATTAAGTGCAGCCAGAATATCATCATAATGGTTAAGTAGAACATTAGCTACAGCACCTACAGTAGTAAGTCGTTCTAATTCCCACTGACTATCTTCAGAAGAGGAATACACACTAGTATTAAATTCGGTAAACTCTTTCGTCTCCCAATCTTCTCTAAAGTATACAGTCATAAGTTCTCGACGATTTCTATCATCTACATCTCTATGAATTTCTACTCTTTCATTATGCATCCTGATGTAGGTATTCTCAAAAGGAAAGTCATCAGCTAGGTAGTCCATCCATACACGGGAGTATTCATCTAGTCTACTTTCTTTTATATCTTCGAAGTGACGGGCAGAAGCAGAACGTTGTCTTTCCCACTCTTCAATCATCTTATCGATCGATTCAACTTTTTCTTTTAACATAATAACCTTTATTTTATTTTAATTAACTTACTTAAATATATGAACTTGCCAGATAAGAGGCAACTATCTTTCAAAAAAACCTGACAAAAAAGATAGCGTAAAGATAATCACCATCCACCATATCCAGCCACCAAGATAGCCAATCATAAAGATTGCCACTAGGAGCTCTAACGGACCTAGTCCTTCAGATAAAGCAAGTAAGGCGGTATAAATAAACCAACCCCACCTACCTACTTCAGCAATAAATTCAATCATTAACTGAATATCGCCATTCGTATTTCTTCTAATACATTTCTTACGAAAGCTTCAGTCTCAAGCACTCCTGCTTTCCCGCCTACATGCCAATTCGTATATTGCGTACGAGTAGTTTCTGCATCATAAGTCTTCCAATCGTATATCGTAAAGTAGTCTCCATCGAAGTAGAAGACCCATTCATAATTTACTTTACCGTCTCCACTATCTTCTGGAGTATAAGTAGGTTCGCCAAACGTATCGACTAAATCATTATACGATATCATACCCCCTAGGTAGGTTCTAAAAGCAGACATATGAGTCGCTTTTCTAGCTTGCTTTTTATCTTTTATTACTTCTATTTCAGTTCTTTCCATAATTATAACCTTTATTTTTTTTATTCTCAATTAACAATTTAAATATACGAACTAGAAATCAGAAAGGCAACTATCGGCCCATTTCTTTTTCCCATTCATCTTCGTTAATGAACATAGTTGGATGATCATCATCTTCAATGAATTTACCTTCTGCATCAACGTAAACGACGAAGACATCTAACCCTCGATCGATCAATTCTAGACAATACCGACCATCATTATCTTTGAAGATTCGATGTACTCCAGCTCCAAAGTCAGCTAGGTACTGACCTAAGTAATAATGAGTTCCTCCGGCTACGGTTTCGAAGGTTATATCATCTATTATCGTTATTTTATTTTCAGTTACTTTAACCATTTTTTACCTTTATTTTATTCTTAATTAACTTACCTAAAGATACGAACGATTTAGATAAGAGGCAACTTTAAATTGGCATTAGTTCAAATAAAGTTTCTCCTGTTCCTTGTCCGTTTAACGTGATCTCATAATTCGGATCCATTCCAGATGATACAACATCATCAATCAATTCATTCAGTGAGTTCCATTCTTCATTGTAATATGGGCAGTCTAAGCTATACATAATAACCTTTATTTTTATTCTTAATTAACTTACTTAAAGATACGAAAAAGTTCCCGTAAAGGCAACTTTTTTTTTTGGTTAGTTAAAAGTATATTTTAATATCGAACTCATAACCCCCGGTGTTTAGATGTTGGTTTAAGAGATTATTTAAAGTAGTTCGGTTGTTTTTATTATCAAGGAATTGTTGAAATATAGTAGAGTTAATAGTATACATTTTATTTGTATGATTATGTTCATGAAAAAGTTCGAGTATAATTTCATGAGGTTTATTAGATAGTATATTATTAAGTATTTCGGTGAATTCGGTTGAATGGGTGTTTGGTTTATAGTTAGATAGGATTTGAATATTGTTAGTATATGTCATTTGATATATTTTGATTCTTAATTAACTTAATAAAAGATAGGAACTTCTGCCATTAAAAGCAACTAATTTTTTTATCAGTCACTCAATCCTACCACATATAAATCGCATATATAGCATATAAATCGTATATATAGGCGCCATATAGGCATATAGCCCGGTCTATAGAGGGGAACTCGGCCATATAGAGGGTGCCTTATAGGTAGGGTCTGCCATATAGAGGGTGTTCTTATAGGCCCGGTCTAGTCTATAGGCCCTATTCTATAGCCCAACCTCCCAATTAGATCCTTTCTTAGCTTATCTGAGCCTGAGTGTAATGGATCAAAGGGACAATGTCTACATCCTTTAGCACAACACTTAGCCTTAGCGGCATTACCATACTCAGTAACCACCTTAGTACCTTTATACCAGTACCATTTATTCCATTTCCTCCATTCTATATGAGGTATACTATCGTTATCTTCTTCCATGAGTCTGCTGAGCATATTATTAATATAGGCATAAATAGGCTGGGTATCAACAGTTTTTGAACAGTTTCCTAACAATTTCCAAACAGTCTCCGGTCCAACAGTTTCCCAACAGTCTCCAAACAGCTTCCGAACAGTCTCTAGGCAGTTTCCAAACAGGTTCCTAACAGTTTCTTAACTTATTAAGGCCGTAGTATATACTGTTACTAGAAATAGTTTAGGCAGGTACCCGGTTTTACCTAATAAAGTAAGGGGTATAAGGGAAGGTAGGGTCTATATAGAAAAAAGTTGCTTTTGTGGGGGAGGGCTGCTAGTTATATTCCTTCCTTAATTAACACTTTCCTAACCCCTTTCTTCCATACGTCGTATATACTTCTTATATATCTCTTATATAGATCACATATGGCATATATACGCTTTCTATCTTTTAAGACGGAGTAAGGTATAACCTTTATTATAACCCTCTCTCTTACCTTCATATGTAAGATTAGCCATAGTCTCTCAGTACTCTTATACCTTTATGTATATCCCCAGTACCTACCGTGTATGCATGTATCCTGTATATGGATTGTATATGGTTAATTGAGGTGGAGGGGGAAGAAGGTCCGGGATATTCTAGTCCATTCTTTATCTATCTTACTATAGTATAATCCTCTACTTATTTCTATCCACATAACGTTATATAGTCCTATACTCTCTATACCATATACGTTTACTGAGATTGTATTGTTCATGACTCTATGGCTAAGTATTGGTATTCATCTTTGAAATTTGCGCGTGGCGCC